ATTATATATTTATAAGAGTAAAATAAAGAAAAATTTAACAAATACAAAATGGCAGATTTACTAATGAAAATGCCGGTTCCATTTGAACCGAAAAGACAAAACAGATTCATTCTACGATTCCCTTCATCAATGGGTATTAACGAATGGTATGTAACATCAACTAAAAGACCTTCAGCAAAAATTACTTCAACTGAAATTCCTTTTTTAAATACATCAACATATGTTGCCGGTAGATTTACTTGGGATGAAATGACTGTTACATTTAAGGACCCAATTGGACCTTCAGCTTCACAAGCTTTGATGGAATGGTTCCGTTTACACGCAGAATCAGTTACCGGTCGTATGGGATACGCTGCTGGTTATAAGAAAGATATTGAATTAGAAATGTTAGACCCAACAGGTGTTGTTGTGGAAAAATGGATTATCCAAGGAACATTCTTAACAAGTTTAGATTTCGGTGCATTGGATTATAATACTGATGCTATCGCTACTGTTACATGTGGATTGAGAATGGATAGATGTATCCAAGTATACTAATATTTTAAAAATTTATTTAAACCGGAAACCAATTTAGTAAATCTGTCTAATGGTTTCCGGTTTTATTATATATAAAACTTTACTTTTTACTATTAATCGTCTATATTACAGTTTATGGAAGAATATAGAATAGACCCAACAATCGCATATGATGTAGTTGAATTACCAAGTAGAGGAATTTACTACAAAAATAAGAAGAAATCAGTCAAAGTTTCTTTTTTAACTGCCGCTGATGAAAATATCTTATCATCAAATTCATTGTTAGTTTCCGGTACAATGACTAACGAACTTCTTAAAAGAAAAATATTAGATAGAGACATATCAATTGATGAATTAGTTGAAGAAGATAAGCAAGCAATTTTAATATTTTTAAGAAACACAGCATTTGGTACAGAATATTCTATTGTAACAACTGACCCAAAAACAAGCCAATCATTTACAGTCGATGTTGATTTATCAACACTTAAGGTTAAAGAATTTAATCTACAAGAAGATTCAAATGGTGAGTATTCATTTTTTATGAATAAAAGTCAAGTTGATATTACATTTAGTTTTTTAACTGTAAAACAACTAAAAGAACTTGATGACCTTGAAAAAAATTGGAATGGAATTGGTGTTGCACCGGTAATCACCAAACAACTTGAATTTATGATTAAATCGGTTGCGGGTAATAAAGACATTATGAATATTCATAATTTTGTTGAAAACTTACCAATTAAAGACTCTCAAGAGTTTAGAAAATTTGTTATGACAAATAAACCGGGGTTGGATTTAACCCAAACAATTACGACCCCGTCAGGAGACACAATCCAAGTTGAAATTGGATTCGGGGTAGAATTTTTTCGCCCTTTCTACGGAATATAGGAAAAATCAATTAGACGAAATTTTATTTTTAGTAAAAAAAGGATTCACCTATGGTGATATTCTTTCTATGCCAATATATATCAGAAGATATTATGTCAATTATATTATCGAATTAGAATCGGAAAATAATTAACACCTCTATTTATATGTATGGCAAATTTCGATTTAGATAAAATCATTAGAAGTAGCAAAACACCAATAGACGCGATGAATCAAGTCGATATGCTAACAAACGGCAAATTGACAAATGATGAAAGGATGAATATTGCTCAAAGAATTTCAAATTCAAGCAAATTCAAAGGTGGCGGTGGCGGTAGTACTAATTTTACAGGTGGGGGTTCGGGTAGTGGTGGTTTAAGTGGTGGAAGTACCGCAAGTGCAGGTGAGGGTGGAATGCTTGAAAAAGGTTTGACCTTTATTAGTGATGGTGTAAAATCCGTTTTTGGGGTTGCCAATAGTGCAGTAAAAATTGCTGGTTTAGCAACAAGCGAAATATTAGAATCTCAAATGGGTAAATCTGAGGATAGTTCGCTATTAGAAGTTGCAAGAGCAATTGGTGATAAAGGCTTAATGGCCGGTGCGGCGATTCCTGAAGCCTTAATGAAAGCCACATTATCTCAATTAAAAGATGAATCTGTATTATTGTCGGAAGTTAATACTAAAACAGGTATTAGTGGGCAGTTGTCGGAAGGACTAAGAGATTCGATGATAGCTGCATCTGTGGAGGCAAAAAAATATGGGTTTTCATTATCTGAAATTGGTGATTTTTATATTGGCTTAACAGAACAATCAGGAAAATTCGCATTAATTAATAAAACTACAATTGTTGAAGCGTCCAAAACAGCCGCAGCGTTAGGTATGAGTTTAACCGAAATGTCTAGCGCTATTGGTGATTACGAAAAAGTTGGTATTGGTGCTAAAGAAACTACCAAAGCAATAGGTGATGCTGCGGTTAGGTCAATATCATTGGGATTAAACGCAAGAAAAATTTCCGATGGAATGAAAGAAAGTATTGGTAAATTAAATGAATTTGGGTTTAAGAACGGTGTAGCAGGTTTAGAAAGAATGGTTCAAAAATCTGTTGAATTTAAAGTTAGTATGGAAAACGTTGCAACCATTGCAGAAAAAGTTTTAAATCCGGAGGGTGCAATTGATTTGGCGGCAAATTTACAAGTTTTAGGTGGAGCTATTGGTGACTTTGGCGACCCGATTAAAATGATGTATGATGCCACAAATAATGTTGAAGGTTTACAAGATTCATTAATTGGTGCCGCAAAAGGATTAGCATCGTATAATCAACAACAAGGAAAGTTTGAAATTACCGGTATTAATTTAAGAAGAGCTCGTGAAATGGCCGGCGCTTTAGGTATATCAATGGGTGACCTCACAAAAACCGCAATTGCTGCACAAGAAAGAATGGCAGCCTCAACAGCGTTGATGTCAACCGGTTTAAAAATGGAGGATAAGGATAAAGAATTCCTTACTAATTTAAGTAGAATGCAAGATGGTGAAATGAAAATTGTAGTACCTGAAAGTTTACAAGACAAATTAGGAAAACAAAGTGAAATCACATTATCTAAATTAACCGAAGACCAAAAGAAAGTATTATTAGCAAATAAAGAAGCATTTGAAAAAATGAGTCCTGCGGAAATGGCTGAAAAACAACTTACAGAAGCTCAGAAAATGTCAAGAGATATTGAAGTTATGGCAGCTTGGGCTAAAGTACAAGCGGCAAGTTTTGTAAGAGGTGCCGGTAAAGCTGCGGTAGGTAAAGAGGTTCAAGAGTTAAAAGATACACTCGCAAAGGTTTCTGGCGATATGAAAGTTGACAGACAAGCTGCAGAAAAAGCAGGTGCCAATGTTGTGGGTGCAGTTAAAGATTTAAAGTGGACCGATTTACAAAGTTGGAAGAATACCGCAAATGCAGTTTCAACTAATACACAAAAAGCATTTAGTACAGGACAACCAACATCAGCAACACAACAGCAACAACCACAAGAAATTAAACAAACGGTTCATTTCACATCAGATGTTCCCGCAGGTTATCTTAGTGAGTTAGCTAAAAAAGACGCTGCATTTGGTTTTGAGTTCAAAAACACTAAAGGATATGATGTTTTATCAATAGCAAATAAAAAAGGAAAATAATATTCATCTATTTATTATAAAACATAAATAAATGCCAAGTTACTTAGATTTCGACTCAACCAAAAATTTTAGAGATTTTATCATTGGAAAGACATTGAATCAACCAAATGGTCCACAGACCTTTACCAATTCTACCTATGGATATAATAAATTAAGTAGCTTATCAAATACAAATCCGGGTGACGTTGTTGTAAATGACGTAATGAACCGAGAGGATACTTTAAATAGAACATCCAATATTAATCTATACCGACCAGTAGATGGTTACGAAGGTTTAGATAGAGTTTTAAATACAAATATTTTAGACAAAACAGGTTTACCACTAAGACTATATCCTTATTTCAATATAGAACCACCAAAGTACAATTTGTTTGGAATCTTAAATGCAAGTGCATATGATTCGGAATCAAAATTATTTCAATTTGCATCTTCTTATATTAAAAATAGTCCTGAAGGTCCAATCTATTCAAGATTAACACGTAATATAGAAAAAACCGTAAATGGTAAAATAAGATTATTAGACGCATTAAACGGAAACAACACAACAGCATTAAACTTATTAACAGGTAGAGAACCGTTAGTTGAGTTTAACAATAGTATCACAGTTGCCAAAACATTACCCGGAAAAGCGTTTGACTTTTTACAGAGTGTTGCGGGTGTAACACTTCCATTTACTGAAATACCGGGTGATTATTTAACAAACCCATTAAGGGGACAAGTAAATACAAGACCTGAAGCCTCAACCGAAGTTGGTAGATTATTACAAGATGTTACCGGTGCATTAGGCTCATTAGTTGGTATACAAAGAAGACCTTTAGAAACAAGAAAACCTTCCGACCTTCTTATTGAGTATATGGGTCAAGGTCCAAAACAATCATTGTTCAATAATTTAGCGTTTTCAAAATACGCACCAAACTATACAACAACAGCACGTTCACAAAATTCGTCAAAAATTTTTAATTTTATTGACAATATTGCAATGGGTGTTAAAAATGCATTAGGTATTGAAGCGCCAAGAGGTATGGCATATATTGGAGACGACAGGGGTGAAGATGTAAAATATGCGATGGGTGATTTTAATGATAGACCCGTAAGAAGTAGTTACTATCTATCATTAATGTTTGACAGTGTTTCCGCTGAAATATTTCATAAATCAAGAAACATCACAGAAGGTGGCAACATCGGTGGTGAATTAACTTGGTATAGTAGAAACTCAAAAAGTAGATTAGGTGCAAACAATGCTGAATATACAAGTCAAGAACAATCAAGATTTGAAGATAGTTTATCAACAAAATACGGTTTTAGAGAAGATTCCATATTAGGTGAAACCCAAAGAATTTTAAATTCGTTACCATCAGATGCGGGTGCGGCTCGTTCACACGTTGCAAATGTAATCGACCAAACAAGTAGAGTATTCACTGAAGGTGATGTAAAAATATCAAGAGGTTCCGCTATAAAATATACTGAAAAGTATTCAAGCGATGAAGCGGGTGTGGAATACTGTAGAGTATGGACAAAAGATAGAGGATATATGAACTATTCTGATACAATGAAAAAAACGTCTAATATTAGAAAGTTTGATTCAAGTGTGTTAGGTGGTAAAAGTAGAGTTTGGAATTTAAACATCGCACCAATGTCAAATGGTAAACGTTCATTTGATGGCTCAACAAATATTGTTGATGGATTTCCATACGGCGGGGGTTATTACGCACAAAAATATATGTTTTCATTAGAAAACTTAGCTTGGAAAACATCTAATATGGATGGATTTAGAGTATCGGATTTACCTGCGTGTGAGAGAGGACCAAACGGTGGTCGTGTAATGTGGTTTCCACCATACGACTTAAAAGTATCTGAACAAAATAACGCAAGATGGGAAGAGAATACCTTTATGGGTAGACCAGAACCAATATATACATATCAAAATACATCAAGAACAGGACAGGTATCATTCAAAGTAATTGTTGACCACCCAAGTATTATGAACTTAATGTCTCAGGACTTATTTAAAAATATGACTGAAGCTGAGGCTGACAACTTTATTAATGCATTCTTTGCAGGTTGTAAGGATTTGGATTTATATGACTTATTAAAAACATATGTGACAATAGATACTGAAGATGCGATATTAATTCAACTATATCTTAACGCAGGTAATAGTCCTGACCCTACAACAATTAAAAAGTTTAGATACAAATCAAAACCCGTTACAATACCGGGTGAACCTGTGGTACCATTACCACCTGCAAAAAATGCGGAACCTGTTAACTTTAATGCTAAGTTATATTTCCCAAATGATTACCCTAAAAAGACAGATGGTTTAGTTGTATCAAATCAGTCATATGGTGACATATACACAATGTATGTTAATCAAAAAGTGGACCATTTAAAATCACTAAAAAAAGATTTAGAAGAAATTTTATATAGCACATCATATAGTGGTAAAACCGGTGAAAATGATAGAAAAGTCATTTTTGGTTCACCATATCCATTAAAGGGATTAACAGGAACTACGTTAACAAATAAAATAACAGATTCAATTAATTCTCAAACCGGTTCAACAAACAATGGTTTTACCACCATGGAAACTTCATTTGCCGAATTAAATACTAAAGCAAGTGAATTAAAAACCAAAATAGAAAGCGGCGAAGTTGCTGAAGTAAAATACACAATTGTAACTTCAACATCTGAAGTGGCGGATGACAATTATAACTTTTATTTGGGTGTAAGAAGAGGTTATAGTATTTTAAATCACTTTCTTAATGTATTAATGGGCGGTTCAAGTAATGACATTCTTGGAAAAAAATGGCCTAAAACAGAAAAGTTTAAAGCAGATATTCAAAGCGGCACATTACAAAAAATTGAAATAACATTTAAAGAATTAGGTTTTAGTAAGGAAGGTAAGTTAAATATTGAATTCACCACAAATGGTGAGAATGTTAAAATACCCAATCCGACTGGTAGTCAAGATAAATTAGATTGTCATCAGAAATTAACCACACCAAAGGGCTTAAAGATTACTGCGCCTATTGCGTTTTTCTGTAGACAGTCAACAGCAAAACTTGAATACACACCGATACCGCAAAAACAAGAAGAAAAAGAACCCGAACCAATTACAACGGTAATAGATACGGTGGAAGAGTATGATGAAACAATTCCGGGTACGGCACCAAAGAAACCAAACATCAATGTGATGCAAAGAATCATCATGAAGATGTTGTCTGAGTGTTACTACTTTAAGAAATTGGAAGATGATTCACCATTGGCGTTTAAATCGTTAAGTGAGAAAATTAAGTATTTCCATCCTGCGTTTCATTCAATGACACCTGAAGGATTGAATAGTAGATTAACATTCTTATTACAATGTGTAAGACCGGGCGACACTATTCCTGTTAAGGGTATTTCAGATAGTCTTGATATTGGTGCAAGAAATACATCATTTGGACCGCCACCAATCTGCGTTTTGAGAGTTGGTGATTTTTATCACTCAAAAGTCATTGTTAGAGATGTTAATATAACATTCGACGAAAACGTATGGGATTTAAACCCTGAAGGTATTGGTGTTCAACCAATGATTGCGAATGTATCATTACAGATTGCATTTATTGGTGGACAAGGATTAGATAAACCTGTTGAGCGTTTACAAAATGCTTTAAGTTCTAATTTCTATGCTAATACCGAAATGTACGACGAGAGGTCAACCATAACTTCAAAAATTAATGGTAAAAGTTCTGAAGACTTTACTAAAGAATTTATAACATCCTTAAACCAACGCACAAATAAAGTACCTAAAAGTAACGCAGATTCTGCAGGTGCTAAGAAAAAGGTTGAAGGTAAGTATATTGGTAACATATCAGATAGAATGTCTTACAATCCATCTTTGATATATCCATTGTATGAAGAAACTAAAGTATACTTTGATTTATATGATAAGACATATAATGAATTGAACAAAATTTATGGTGAAAAGACTACAAGTTTATTCTTTTCAAACACATATAGAAAAACAAACACATACACCGGTGTAACCGATAACGGAACATATAATATTAATTTGTTAGGGGAATATACTCCATCAAATGATTTGTCATATTATACAAGAGGCTTTAAAGTGGCAATAGTTTCGGCTATTAAAGCGAACAATAATTTAACTGAACTATTAAATTTAGATGGCGCAATACCGTCAGCACTTCATTCTAATTCAGAAAAATTACTTGAACCTTATCTGATAAAATTTGTTGAAGGTCACATTAATGGTATGATGGATAAAAAATCAATTAACGATTTAGAAAAAATTAGACAATCGTTAACATCAACATTAGATAGATTAAATTTTATCACAGAATTTGAAAGTGATGGAAAAATCGAAGGTAAAACAACCACACAGTTGCCATTTAGTGGTTTCACTAATGAAGCGTTCTATAAAGAGTACAAACCTGTTATTGAATTTATAGAAGATAATCATTCTAAATTGACAAGTAAAATTGATAATTCTATAGATTTTAATTCAATAACTATAGATACGGCTACATTAAAAGAATTATTATCTATATTTTTACAAGAGGAGAAAAAGAATATTGTCGACTTATATAAAAAAGACACTAAGAATTTTACAGAAAAAATAACAACTAAAATTGATAATAATCTTAAAGATTTTATTGAAATACCAAAACCAGTGAAATTTAAATATGGTAAGTTACCGGTCTACGATGTTAATAAAAAGGTAAATTATGAATTCGGCACACCAACAGAAACAACTGACCCCGAATTTGTAGCTGCACTAACAAAAGTAATGAGCATACAAAATAAAATAGGTGACACCTTAAACTATTATAAGAAATGAGCAGACAATATTACAACAGGTATCAGGATTTTTTAGTTGACGGTGAGTTTAGAGTTATACCGGGTATTGAAATGCCAATAAAAGGTACCGACAAATATCACCAATACAAAAAAGGAAAAGACAGATTAGATAAAATTTCACAAGAATTTTACAATTCACCGTTGTATGGTTGGTTGATATTGCAAGCAAACCCAACTTTAAGTAGTCTTGAATTTGAAATACCGGACAATGCGTATATTAGAATCCCATTTCCTTTAACAACATCTCTACAAGATTATAAAAGAGGTATAGAATTGTATCAATTATATTATGGCGAACAGTAAAATCAATGAAAGTGAGAATATATTAGTTAAGGTAGACCAAAATAATTTAATTTATGTCGACCCTAATAGTGTTGTCGTTGATGGACAAATTGAACCAAGAGGAGTTAAACAAGAGAATTTAGTTATTTACGTAAACTTGGAAGCTGATTTGGTTCCAAGAACCACCTTAATTTCAAATGACGAGAAGAATACAATGGTGTCGATTGCCGAAGGTACACTTAACTTCATGAAAAAGAATGGTGGTGATGATTACGATTCAAAGTGGACTGATGCTTTTACACAAAGTCCGCCGGGTAATGATGCTTTAAGTCAAGCATTGGTCGGTGCTTTTGGTGCTAAAAAACCTAGCGATGATACGGCACAAAGCTTTGGTATCGAAAGTATTAACATCAACATAAAAGGAGGTGGGTTTATTCCTCAAATTAACATTAACTTCGTTGATGTTAGAGGTAAAACACTATTTGAATCACCGGAGAATTCACCATATAAAGCATTTTTTCATTTACCATGGCCAATATTCTATTTAACCGTTAAAGGTTTTTATGGTAAGGCAATTCGTTATAGATTACACATGACCAAGTTCACGTCAAAATTTAGCGAAAACGGTAACTTTGAAATTTCAACAACATTTCTTGGTTCAACATACGCATTTTTAAATGACATACCGTTATTAGGTATTTTAAATGCTCCGTATATGTTCTTATCGGAAACAGATAAGAAAGGTAAATTTAATCCAAAAACAAATAGGATAGAAAAAAAAATTAGTAAAACATCAAGAGGGTTTGTTTTATTAAAGGCGGTCTATGATGAATACATTCAAAAAGGATATTTACCAAAAGACTTTAATGTTAGACCAAGAACACTTAGGGAGATTATAACTATTGCGTCTTCATTAGATAAAATATTAGAAAGAGAGATATTTGACCAAAAAGTTGATTTTAGAATACTTTCAGGTATTAAAGAATTTGAAACCAGTATTGCATCATTTGAGGACCAAATAAAATCATGGGCATTGGTTCATTTAAGTAATGACTTTACAACTATAGGGGATGTTGATTATTTTAAATTAGCACCAAGTGAAAATTCGAAGTTAGATAATGTGGAAAAAGCCGATAAAAAACTATCCGGTACATTAGAATATATTATTTTAGAGAATATTAAAAGATTAGAAAGTTCAAAATTATTTGTTGATACAATAAGACAAGACCAAACTGCAAATTTTGACATAAAAGCGTTACAGTTAAGTCTTAAAACAAAAATTAAAGGTATTAAACAATACTACACAAAATTAAATGGTACATACGGTGTTGCCACAAATAAAATTTTAAAAGACATTTACGAGATAAGTAATTCATTTGTTCTACAACGCGAAAAGGTGATTAAAAAGGTTGAAGAAGAGATGAATAAGATTATTCGTGATAAAGATAAAGGTATTGGATTTGAACCAACAATTCAAAATATATTTGCAGTTATCATGGCAAACGCTGAGGTGTATATTCGTTTAATGAAGGATACACATAGAAAAGCGTTTAGTGTTGGTAAAGAAAGATTAAAAAGCATTGAAAAGTTAAGTAGCGAATCAATCGGTAGCTCAATTTATCCGTGGCCTGAAATTAAAAAACAATCAGCATCACAACAAAATGTATTAGCATATCCTCGTGACCCAGATTTGGAAAAGAAATTAAAATCTAACGACCCAAGATTGTGGCCTGAGATTGATTTTGTTGAAAACTATTACGCCGTTGGTAGTAAAAAATTAGATACATTAGCCGAAAAAGAAGGTGGTGTAAATAATGTTAGTTATGTTTTCTCTAATGATGAAAAAAATGTTGAGACGCCAAAAATATCTTCGTTATTCCAATGGATGAATTACCAACCATATTTATCAAAAGATGTTACATCTCTTGTATATGAGATATGGGAACGTTCAAAATATATTACATTAGTTGATTCATTTAATAACGAGTCAATTAAAGAATTGGCAAATATTGAATTTGAAATTTTACAAAACGTACTTGAGGAAGACATTGATGTTGTTAATGTCATAAAAGAAATTACGGACCAAGATAAGTTAAGAGACAAACTTAAATCAACGTCACCATTTGAAAGATATCCATACTATCAAGACGCATTACCAACAACACAATATATTGATGATTTTTTAATAGCACCATTTAACATTGAGCAATATAGCGGTTCTACGGAAAATGCTGACACTGATACTAAGTTTACAAAATTAGCTGACAACGTCCTTAATTACAAGCTTGAAGATTATCGTTTGAAAATATACCCGTACAATTCGGATAGATATCTTTCATACATTAATCAACCAGAATTAACAACTGACAATTTTAAATTTGATAATATATTAAGTGTTAATACAACTGAAGGTTTGGTTGTTTCATACCCTAAAGGTGCTGCGTTTTGGATAAAAGATAACCTTGACGGTTCTTGGCGTGAAAACATTTTCTCACAAAAAATGAAAATTAAGAATACAAGTGAGAACATATTAAACACATCATATTTTCATCAACAACTTTTTAAAGATTTTAGAGCTAATGGTTCCTATGGAAAATATGTAGGTTCTGCGTATCTTTTGTTAAACTCATTACCATTTACTGATTTATCAAGTAAGTGGAGTGCAGGTTCAGGTCATCCATTGGTTGCCGCAACATTAAAAGAAATTGGCGCAACACATCATATCCCATATCACTTGGTTTTAAAGTGGGGTTCAATATATCATAGATATAAAAAGAAACTTATAGATAATGTTGATATTCTTGACGGTTTCTTGGTTGGTGATATTACAACACCAATCAACGGATTGGAATTTTATGATAGAAATTCTTCAAATACAACATATCCAACATACGATTATAATACTTTTTCAAATAAAAATATAAACTATAATGGAACACTTGACTGCGGATTCCATCCTCACTATCAATCTGTATATAATCAGATTATAAATGGATACGCAACATTTAATGGTACGGTTACCGGTTTCACTACAGGAACAACAACAGGCTCTTTATATTATAAGTCAAAGGTGGTTAACAATTTTAGATATTGGACCGCGTTTGTTAGTAATAAAAACATAAAATCAACTGATAATATTTTTACATTATTACCTTCAGATGGATATAATACAGCGACCAACCTTAATAATAATAC